GCGGCGCTTTGGCGGCGGCTGCTTCAGTGGTCGCAAGCGAAACAGCCGTGTGACCATAGGCCAGCGAGAATTGAAGCGTGGTGGCTGTAGTCGCGACCGCAGCGCCCGTATTTACCGCATCAATGCGAACGCCGCGGATAACGCAGCGCCGGCCCTGCACGTTGGCTGTGCCTGCCGGGATTTGATAGCTGCCCCAGATGCCGTCTGTCGCAGCCGCAGCCGCAGCCGTGACAACACCCTGCCCGCCCAAGCCTGCCGGCAAGTTGGCGGTCAGCGCCGTGTTCGATGGCGCCGCTGCTGTCGGGTTAGTGCTGTTGGGATAGGTCGCAAGCGAGCCCATCGTGCCGCCTGAGAGGCCCTGATAGGAGCCATAGCAGCGCTGGCCTACAATCGAAGCCGTTTGCGCGAGGTTCGGGCCACCAATGGAGACGGTGTAATCGTTGAACGCGAAAGACAGAGCCGCGCCCGCAGCGCCACCGGCGATGACATGGCGCATGGCTACCGGGAGCGACGCGCTCATGCACGGCTGGCCTTGGCCTACCGGCGTATCGATCTCGGCATAGAGTACGTCATCGATCCAGAACTTAACGGCGTGCTCGTGGATCGAGATGATGAACTGGTACTTCTGATTGATCGCGTATGTGAAGTCGAAGACGCTGGTGGTCGTCTCGGTGCCGTTCGAGTTGATAACGCCGAACAGACCGGCGCTGGTAAGGCGGAAATAAATCCCGTCAGTCGGCGCATACGGGTTCGTGGTCGCAAGGCGAACAAAGCCGAAGTCCACGATGGTGTTGGTGGTAGGAAGCGCAGTGAAGCTGCCCGCAAACTCACCGTAGAGATTAGACGAGCCAATGAGCGGAAACTCAGCGTAGGAGTTCCACTGAACGCCCGTGGTCGTGGTCGTGATGTTGCCGCTGTTGGTAATCATACCCGCAGCCGTCCAACCAATCGTCATGGTCGTGTTGCGGTAAGCGTGCTTGCCGGTGTTCTGGGCCGTGTAGTTGAACGTCTCAATGTCAAAAATCGCTTCGTTCGCCACCCGCAGCTTGGCGTCATCGTCCGTCTCGGGCGACGCGAGATAGGCCGTGCCCGTCTTTGCGCCGGGGTCGTTCTCCGAGAACAGCCGCACGGCGCCGACTTCGGCGGGGCTCGTGTTCTGCGCCAGCGCTACCTTCAGGCGGTTGGTGGACTCAACCTCAGCCACATTGCCGGAAGCGCTTCCGATCAGCTTAAGAAACCAGCTCACGTGTAAACGTACCTCACATCAAAAGTCCCGGTGCATAGGCCAACCAAACACGTCACGTTGAGCGTGAATGACCCGTTGCTAGGGACACAGAAGAGACGCCAGGACACCGCCGCAAAAGCGTGCTCACTGGCTGAATTGTCCACGGTCGCGTCACCCTGCACGTAAGCTTCCATGTACGAGGCTGACGTGACGCCGGAATCCGCAATCACAAACGATGCGTCCGCTACTGGCGTTGAGCCAAAGTCGATTGTCGCCGTCCCCGTGGACGCCATTATTCAACACCGACTGCGCGCCCATCCGCGCCGCGCTTAATCGACTTCGGCCGGCGTAGCTCTTTGATCAGCTCCTGCTGGCCCTTCATCATCGCTTCAATCAAGCGATCCGTGCGGCTCGGCTTGCCGTCCATCTCGGCCTCGGCGTCGTCGCGCTCGTCGGGGTCCTTGGCCATCTTCATCTTCTCAAGCTTGGTCGATTCCTTGCGCGCATCTTTGCTGTCTTCCAGCTTGGCGCTCTCGACCTCGCCCTTAAACTCAATCTCACGCGCCTTCATCTGAAGCTCGGCCTGCTTGATCTGCGCCTCAAGCTGCGCCTTCTCGCGCTCGAACTGGAGCCGCTCGGCTTCAAGCTGGACGCGCAGCATCTCAATCTGATGCTCGCGCTGCGCCTTCTCGGCATCCATCTGCGCCCGCATCAACTCATCACGCTGCTGCGCCGCGGCAACTTGCATGTCCTTCTCGGCCTGCAACACCGTCTGACGCTCTGCCGATTGAGCCTTCATCTGCTCCATCTGCACCGACGCTTGCATCTCCATCTGAGCCTTCTGAAGCTCAGCCTGGACCTTGGCCGCGTTCGGGTCTTGCGGCGGCGGCGGCACATAGGGCTCCATCTGCCCCGTCTGCGGGTTCTGCTGTACCGGTGCGCCGAAGAACTTGTCCGGCGTCTTAAACCCTAAGAGCCGCAGCTTTTCGCTGACGAGGTTGTAGAGATGCTCTGGCTTCACCACCGGCGTCCCCGGCCCGTAAGCGCTCACCCATGCCACCTGATCCTGCTGGATCATCTGAAGCATCATCAACTGCTTTTCACGCGCGCCCGTACCAAGGCCCACGCTCACCGTGCATTGAATGTCCGATTCCCAAGCGCGCGGGTCGATGTTCTGCCACTCGCCCGCGATCTTGATGCTGCGCGCTTCGTTCTGGTGCTTGTGAATGAGCCGATAAAGCTTCTTGCCAAGCTGCTGCAGGCCAACCGCCAGATTGCGGGCGATCTCTTCCTTGCGAACGCTCGCCGCGTTCTGCAACAGCTCTACGCCCTTGGCCGTGTCATGCAACAAATCCGGGTCCATCGGCTGCGCCGATCGGTTCACGCCCGTCCGGCTCTCAGCTACACGGTCGATCCACTGCATTGCCGTCAGCGCCGATGCGCTCAAGTCCGGCGTCACCATCGGCATGATCGCATCCGCCGCGGAGCCTGCGCCCTCGATCACCACGCCAGGCCGCACCGTCAGCAACGCATCGAGACCACGCTGGCTCACGATGTTCGTGTTGGCATACGTGCGCGGAACCACGCTCATGTACACGCTGTCCAGCATATTGCGGAGCAGCACCGTCTTGACCCGCTGGATGTCCATCGCCTCGTCGGCAATGCTCAAGCCGAAGAAGCGGTGCGGGATCGGGTTCGGCGTCCAGTGGCTGTAGATGTGCTCATCCACCTCCTCCTTCTCGAGGATGCAATCGCCCAGGCGATAGCAGCGGATCAGCTCGGGCATCCCGTCGCCGTCCAGATCGTAGCGGATGTACTCCCGCATGATCTCGACCTCGCCAGCATCGCCCTCTGTGGCGCCGCGCATAGCGCCAGCGTCCCAGCCTTCCAGGTCACGGAAGCGCTCAGCCCGGCGCTCGTCGGTGTTGAAGCCTGACGTGTCGCCCTGGTGGCTGTCGATCTCCTCGGCGTACTCAGGCCATTTGCGCTTGGCCTCGCCGCGCATCATGCGAACCACGTCGCCGCAATAGCGGGCCGTCTCCAGATCCACCGTGCGCGCAGCGATGCGGAAGTCCTCGGGCGCGATTGCGAACACTTCCGGGTAGGCGTGCTTGGTGCGCTTCCTGATCTTGAAGGCATAGAACATGCCGTCCGGGTGCGCTTCGTCGGGCTGGCCCTGCTCTACGTCCTGGCCCACGATCTCCGTGGACGGATCAGCCATGAGCTGTTGCGCCTGCATCATGTTGAGGCCGCTCACCTCTTGAGCGGGGCTGTACTCAGCTTCCTTCCACTCGCAGCCCATGATGCCGACGCGCTGCAACAGGCCGTCGAAGATGAACGCGTCAAGCTCGCGCTCGCCCTCGTTGTCATTGAGAAACGTGTAGTTCACCAGATCGGTCGCGGCCTCTGCGTGCTCATCGCTCTCAGGCGTGACGCCCGCAAACTCAAACACCTTCGGGCCGCTGGTGAACGTGCGGCGCAGATCAGGCCGCAGCCACTGGATGATCTCGTACACCTCGCGCGTGGTGACACGGCTGCGGCCGTCCACCTCGTCGCCGTACTCGTCGCCGTAATAGCGCTTGAGCGCATTAATCTGCGCTTCCTGAAGCTCGCTTTTGAGGTAGGACGCAGCCCATTGCTCCTCAGCGCGCAGGGCCTCGACTAAGCCGCTGTCGTCAGCGTCGCCGCGGTCGTAAGCCAATTAGGCCACCGTCCCCATAGGCGGCGCGAGCGGGCGGCTGTCTTCCACAATGGCCTGATCGCGATAGTCGCACATCATCAGACCGAACGCGTCCGCGTCGTGGCTGTAGTCGTGGTTCGGCCCACGGTCTGCGCCCGTCTCTTCGCTGATCTTAGGCGCGTAGAGCCCAAGCATGATGCGTCCATCTTCGGTCGTGTCCTCATTGAAAACTGTCTGTGCAAAGCGCCTGCGCGTCTGCTCGATCCTGAACATCGCTGCACCCGGCCCTTGGTTGGGGATGACCCGCACATTGGCAAAGCCTGCCTTGCGCCATGCGTCTTCCCACGTCTCTGCCGGCCCGCCATCGTTGGCGCCGTCATGCGGCAGGACGATGTGAGCCTTCTCATAGCCCCGATCCCGCATCCACTGAACGTGCGCTGCGAGCGGTTGGCCTTGAGCGTTGTAGTGATCCAGCACCCTGATCTCGCGGCCCACACGCTGCGTGATCCAGATCACGTAGTTGTCAGCCTTCGCGCCTTTGCCGCCGATGTCATGGTGGCTGTAGATCGGCAGCAGCGGCTCTCTGAACACGCGTGTGATGCGCTTGTCCTGCTTGGCCCTCAGTAAGTCCTGGGCATAGTAAGCGCCCGTCGCCGCCGTGGCGTATGCGCCTTCCCAGATATGCTCATACTGCTCGGGCCGGTCGCGCAAATCACGCTGGCGCTCGGCTTCGAGCACGGCCGGGAACCACGGATTGTCCCGCCAGTTCAACTCAACGATCTTGGTGTCCGCGTCGCTCGGGTTACCAAAGCGCTTATTCGTGGCGCTCGCCTTAAGCCTCGGGTTCCAGGTCAGCCATATCTCTGACCCCTCTTCCCGCACTGTCGGGATCAGCACCACCCACGCCGCTTCACTCACGTCCTCGGCTTCGTCGATCCAGCACAGCAGAATGCGCGCCTTGGACTTGATGCTGCTTAGGTTGCGGGCCAAGCCGACGAACAGGTACTCGACCCGCCGGCACTTGGTGCGGATGAACGTCTCGCCAATCTCAAACACCGTGATGAGCCACGGGTCAGAGCGTATGGCCGCGGCGACCTCGCTGAACGAGGAGTCCGCCAAGCTGTTCATGAACTGACGGCCGCAGAGGATAACACCCTCCCGGCCCTCAGCCGCAGCCTTAGCGCCGATCACAGCGCTCATCTTGGCGAAGGTGCGCGTCTTGGCTGAGCCACGCCCACCCTTAGCGCCCCTGAACCTAGCCTTGCCCTCGAATACCGGGACTAGCTTGTCCGGTAGCTGGATCTCATGCGTCTGGTCGAACGCCACGCAGGACGATCTCGTTAACTACGCGCAGCGGGTTCTCAGGATCGCCGCCCACCTGAACAGGGATGATCTTGGGGAAGATCACTTTGTAGAAGTCGCTCGGGTTCTCTCTGGCCCAAGCTGTCAGCGCCTTAACGCCGCCAATGCCCTCGAAGGCCATCTCAATCGCTTCGTAAGCCTGCTTGGTCTTGGTGCGCGGCACACCCTTCTTGCCGCCCGCTCCGGGGCGTCTGCCGCCGTGTCCGTTAGCCATCTTGATGAACTTGATCTATGGTCATGGCCTGCGCGTAACGTCTTGCCCTGGGTTCGTGTAAGCGTCGCTACGCTCCGGCTTTATCGCTGCGGCGATGTCAGCAACGATTTGGGCGACGAACAGGCCCGCTAGGGCGTGGACATAGCTTTCCGGCTTCGCGTCAACCGACGCGCCGCGTTCATGCCAAAGCACTTGCCGGGGGCGTTGGCGCGGATTGCAGCAGCTATGCCACGCCAAGGTGAAGGGCCAAGCGTTAAGGCGCCCCATGCCGGTGACGCCAAGTGGCTTCTCGCGCCTTCCACAAACGCCGAGCGTATCGGTGCGTGCGCTGAAGAAGGCGCACTGCTCGCACGTCCCGTAACCGTCTGGCTTGCCCGCAGCAACGATTGTCATGGCCGCCTCGTAACATCCTGGCCGGGGTTAGTGTAGCCCTCGCTTTGTTGCTCACCCTGGCTTGAAATGATCGCGCCGGTCATGGCTTGCTCACGGAACGAGCGCGTTGCGGTGTCCCAGATGATGCCCTGCATGGCGAAGATGGCGGCGCAGGCGAGGATCATGCCGGCGGGTACGCCTATGGCGAAGCCTAGCCAGCGTTGGTGTCTGCCGTGCTTGGCTTCTTCGCCTGCCGTGGGGCGTGCGTCGCGTTCGGCGCGGAGCTGGGCGAGCTGGCTGTACTCCTCCTGCGTTTGGAGGCCGATCTTGGCCAGCTCAGCAAGCGCGCGCTTCTTGCCCTCTGCGATGCCTGCGGTTCTGTTGGCGCGATCGCGGGCCTTTAGCTTCTCCTCGCCGGTGAGCGCCTTGATCTCTTCTTGGGTCAGTTCGCGGCCGTCTGCCGCGAGATAGACCGCAGCCGCGCTCATCTCAGCGCGCCTTCGCCTTCTTGGCCGGCGCTTTCTTCGGCGCGGCCTTGGCGGCCTTCTTGGTCTTGGCGTTCAGCTTAGTCATGTCTTGCTCCTGTTGGGTCCGCAGCAGCCCGCCTTAAGGGACAAGGAGGGAAATCGCCGCCGCCTCGTTAATCCGGCTAACCATTGCCGAACGATCATAGGGCGGCAGCGTGGCGGGCTGCTGTGGGTTGGATTCTGGCGGGCGGTGGAGCGGCTAGCGTCAAGGGGCTGACAGGGATAGGCCGTCCGAGCGCGTCCGCCAGAAACGAAAAGCGCGCCGCGGATTGCTCCGGGCGCGCGTGTTCACACGTTAGGTTTTTAATGCTGCGATTTGGGGGGTAGTGTCAATAGGCTCGAAAACGGAAGCCGCGTGCGGGTTGCGATAGTACACGCTGCCGCTCGTCGGGACCACGAACACCTGGAAGCCTTGGCGCTCTAGCGCAGCGATTGCTTCGGCCTCGTAGCCCGGCGTGTGGTGGCAACGCTTCCAGCCTTCGCCCACGCCCATCTGCTTCTCGTTCACCACCGCCTCCTCATAGCTCATGCCGTCGAAGTGGTTGGCCAGCACCTCCACGCACCACTTGATCCGCCCGATTGCTTCGCCCTGCTTTGTGCGGCCGCTGGCGGCGCCAACGCGGGCGCTGCGGACGCTCTCAAGGGTTGGCTGGCTTGCCTTGAACAGCCTGTCGAACGTGGCCGCGCGCATGGGCGTCATGCCGGGATGGCCGACCACGTAGGAATGGGCGCTCCAGAACACGCGCGAGGCGCGCTCTAGCCACGACTCCGGGCCACCAGTGACCATGCCGCGCCGTTCTGGCGGTATGTCGCCTTCCACGGCCATCTTGGCCTCGTAGTAGCGATGCGCCGCCCGGCGTTGGTCGGCTGTGATGTCCATGCGTCGCGCGAGGCGATCAACGGCCCATTCCCAGTCTTGTTGCTTGGCTAGGTCGCGCGCCGGGTGGTACGTGTCCGGGTCCTCGAACCCGCCCCACTTGCGCTTGTGCGCCTCGTAGTCGATGCGCTTTAGGCTCCATCCGCTCATGCCGCCCTCTCCCGCTTCTGTGCTTGGTCGTACTTCCAGAGCCGCACCCCGACGCAGTTCTTCGTGAGCCCCACACGCTCGCCGATGATCCGCGGGATGCCGCGCCGGTAGCCTGCCCGCAGT